AGAAGCTTTTCATAGCTTCTTTAGGTATCGCATCTATAGGATCTACCCCATACCCATCAACTACCTCTCTATGGTCTTCTGGCCGTAGATTAGAGGCCACCTCAACGGCAGCCTCGTATGTAATCGGATGTATGTATTTAGATCCTAGAGTAGAAGTTGTTTGTATATTCTCCTTCCCATGACATTGATTGCAGGGTTGCAGGAGATGGGTGGGTAGATTTGAGGATGACATTTACGTTGGTATTACGTTCATACACAGGTATGGTTTTGAAACTATCTTCAACATACGGTGCAGTATTAGCGTCATACGCATTCATCAAAGATGACTCATGCTTGTCTACATAGTCTGCTTTCCCAACACGTTTTAGGGTTGTCCAAAACTCTCCAACCGGACCAAAGTTAAGTCTGAGTCGTTGGAGAATCAGGGATCCAGATGTATCTGCAACTACCTTTTGTTCTTTAGTTTGCGAAGGAAAGATCGTTGGAAGCTCCACACTCATTTCATACAAATAGCCAACTGTGATGGGTTGTGCTGACCAGTCTCCCGTAAGGGATACAGTCTGACCACCAGAGTCATACTCAGTAGATGCGCCAGCTAGTGAGTCGAGTGATGTAGTACCGGCTTCAAGGTCATACAAAGTTGCACCTTCAAGGTCAGCAGTATTGAGATCAATGAACTGCGCATTGATGCTGTCATTGATATCGATGACGGCTGTCTCTCCTACTAAGGACTCAAATGCTTGCTCTGTATCCTCAACAACTTGGAAACGACCTTTATCACTACTATTGTTAGTAACAATTGCTGCTATAGAACCACTTGTATTAAAGGCAGCAGGCAGAGTAAACGTTGTCTTTCTAGTAACCGGGTTATACGTAAGAGATGCAGCAGTTACATTGACAAAATGATCAAGGTGAATATTAAACTCTTCAGGGCCATCAACAATTGATGGTGTGTTTGCTGAAGTTTGAAGAGCCATTCTTGTCAAAGTATTATCGTCATGCACGACGTAATAGTCATCATCAACAACAAAGTGATATGCAATAGGCCTACGTAGACGCCACTTAAACCAAGCTCCTTGGAGTCGTTGCTGTACAGAACCGAAGTAACGGAAACCAACAACATCTTGCGTACCAGCTTCAGCCAAGAAGACAAAATTGTTTTCTCTTGAGTTAGCGACGAGGTTAAGACCAGTACCCATTAACCTGGATACAGGTTTGCTTTGCTCTACTACATCTGGTTCACCTTCTCTTCTGATGTTAACCATCTCAAAGAATCTGCTGAACTTACCAGCGTTATCTACAAATGCAAGTGTCGTGCCTAATGAAATAGGTGAAACATCTACGTTGTAGTTATAGGTAGACAAAGTGTTAACCTTGGCAGTCTCAGGATTCAAGGCATCACTGTCAGTAGCAAATAAGTATTGAGCATTGCTACTAAACAGAACAAGACCTGTATTCATCTCAATGCCATCAACCAATTCATTAGGACTGGACGAATTACAAGAGACATCAATACGGTCAACGCCTGAGAATGTCAAAGCTGTTTTATTCCAAAAGTTACTTAGATCACCTGGCTGACTAAGTGTAATATTTGAACCACTTAGGAATACAAGTCGATCCCTATGAAATAAAGCCTGGTTAATTTTTTTGCCAACAAATGATGGTTCCTTATTAGTAATGTCATCGCCAACCTCACGTTGTGACCAACTATAAGTTCCTAGTGTCATGGTGGTAGCACCAGTCCTTTGAAGGATGTACGGCATAGTCGTGCCATCAAAGGTTGTCTTGACTCCTGGTCCTACACATTCCTCCCAAACACCTGGACCATCACCATCAGTTCCCGTAAACTTCAGGTAATAGTCATCTTCAGTCAGCTGTGCAGAATTAGTTACTTTGACAATATAACCATCCTTACATTGTGTAGGAAGTTTAGAGACATCGTTAACAGTATCCTGGGTAAGTTCAAATAGATCACTTTCCAAAGCTTCAACATTAAATGCAGAGCTGTGTGTCAGGTAGATGCCATTACCAATAATAGTAGCTGTTACACCACTGATCTCAGAAACAATAGAGTTCAGAACACCAGCAACAGAAGTACTAGTTTCAGCTTCAATGTCTACAGGTACAGGACGAACACGATCTAGGTTACCTTTATAAGAAGCAGATACTTCTGCGGTAACAGTAACTGTATGGTTCTGACCTTCAACTGAAACAGTAAAGCTAGGCAACGATGATGTGTAAGCACCACCATGCAGTAAATCAACTCGAGCAGTGTACTGTGTCTTGTACTGAGCAACAGGGGGATTGTTATCGTAACCAGAAACGAAAGGTTGGCCAGTGACAGTTACACGTACAGCAATACCAGTCGTAGCATCAACATGTACTTTTGATCCTGTAAACCTGGCATCATCGTGGTTGACTACATTATTACTAAACGGAGTGGCTACGCTGACTGTCGTAGCTGATCGTTCTAATGCTGTCGTTGTATTGCTGAAGATGTTAAGCGCATACTGACGACGCGGTTGAATCAGCTTCAACTCAACATAAGCAGAATGAGTATCTGGCTTTGACGCTCCAACGGCTGCAGTCATAGCAACCGTCTTTGTTCTATTAACTAGAAAGGTTGAGTCATTAATTGTAAGAGCTTGTATCTCTCCATCGTTACTATGCGCCAGGTATGTAGATGGATTGTTGCTACCAGTGATGGTCATCTCGACACCATCACCGCAACGCCACACACGTGTGGTGCCATCTCTTGCTACCTGACCTACATATGAACCTTCATTTTCATCACGGTAATAATTGAACCAGCAACCATCAGCCTGCACGTTTGACAACGTAGCAACGAACTGAGAGCCAGGTCGTTTCATCAAACCATCGGTAAGGTCAGGGACAACATTCACAGCGTTCCTGACTTGACCAGGCAGTTTCTGATCGTCGGGTTGTTCTGAAATGCCTAGTACAAAGTTTGGAATCTTTTGTGTAACAGTTGCCATCAGCGCCTCAGTGCATGGAAGGGTTGGTAAGTTTGGTAATAGGTATCACTTGGGAATCCCATAAAGTTATGGTCACCCTGATTACATTCGTATTCAATACAGGCTGCACGTGACATGCCTTCCTGTTGTTGAAGTAGTTGGACAAGCTGTGGGTTAGATACCAACTGAGTAGCAGCACGAGTTGAAGCACGCGCTGTGATGTAACGCTGGAAGACAGAAGGAATATCTGCAAAGTCAAAGATACGAACGATGTCTACCTCAATAGGTTGAGTAAATACATCTGTATGACGGACCTTGTCGTAGAGACGACCTTTACGCATCACGACATTTGTACTTCGATCTGTTTGACCTCCGCTGATGTCTAGCCTGAGAGTGTCTACAGGTACATAGATGTATCCATCTTGATCTGGAGGTAACGTCAGTTTTTCTTCGCGGTTATAAACCCATCCTTCATTCTGTACATCAACCACAGCTTCACGGAAGATGTTATAGACAAAGGAGATCTCAGGGTTCTCTGTATTTAGTTGGGTAACAGGTGCTTGTCCGATGCTCCCCAAGATTGAGTTCACAGCGGATAGTTCGGTATCGGTGCCAATAGTTGAGGACATAAGAATAAAAAAAAGGGACCCCGAAGGATCCCTAGGAAAGAATAAATATCAGAAATCGGAGGGTGCAGTACCACCAACGTACAGCTCAACAGCTGCAGCAGGGTTGAGGTAATCTGCGCCACAGGCCAAACGTCCGAGCATCACATCACCCTGGTAGATGACGGATACGTCACCGTTGGTGACTTGGACTTGAGGACCGATTGCTTCAACAACACCGGCTGCTTCGCGTTGGAAGATCAGGCCAGCAGACACAGCGCCGAATTCGGCTGCAGTGCCATAGTCGTTGTTGATGCCTGTTTGTGCAGTAGAAGCATCTTCAAGAGCAGGACCAATGAAGTCACCCAGGTTGCCAGGTGAAGTCTGTCCAGTGGTGCCACCGAACTTGGTGCCGTAGTTGCCAAGGAACGGAATGTTCATTGACTTAAAGATCTTGATGCCAGCGATCTCGATGATGCCTTGGCCGGACTGCAGTGCAGAGCCTTGAGCATCACGGTTCACCAGGCCGTTGGAACCAACAGCTTGGATCAGTTCGTAGTACTGGCGTGGGTTGAGAACAGCCACACGTCCGTCGCCACTCACTCCCTTTTCGTCCATCGCAGCAGCAGCGTCGTAGAAGGCTGCAATCAGAGCGGAAGAGGAATAAGCATCAGATTCGTTGTTACCAGAGCCAACACGGATCTGGGTGCCACCGGGCTCAGCGAAGTTAGCTGCGCTAACAGGAGAAGCCTTACGAGCACCACGTGCAATTGCACGGAAGATCAGGCGGTCATATTTTTCTGCGAGTGCGAAGCCGATTTTGCGGCTGATCTCGCTTCGCAGATCGTAATGAGAAAGAGTCTCATCAAG